GAGACCGAGGCCCGGGCGCTGCAGCCCGGCGAGGAACTCATGGAGCTGCCGATCAAATGGGAGCCGCGGCCCTATCAGGTGGACCTGTGGGAATATCTGCTGAGGGGCGGCACGCGGGCCGACGTGGTGGCGCACCGGCGATGGGGGAAGGACGATGTCGCCCTGCACTGGGCCGCGGCGCAGGCTGCGAGCAAGCCCGGCAGCTACTGGCACCTGCTGCCGGAGGCCGAGCAGGGGCGAAAGGCGATCTGGAGCGCGGTCAATCCGCACACGGGCGTGCGGCGCATCGACGAGGCGTTTCCCACTGAGGTGCGGACCAGGCGCAACGAGAGCGACATGAAGCTGGAGCTGGCCAACGGCGCCACCTGGCAGGTGGCCGGATCGGACAACTACGACGCGCTGATGGGGTCCTCGCCGCTGGGCGTGGTGTTCTCGGAGTGGTCGCTGGCCAAGCCCGAGGCCTGGACCTACATCCGGCCGATCCTGGCGGAGAACGGGGGGTGGGCGCTGTTCCTGTGGACGCCGCGCGGGCGGGGGCATGCCACGCGGGCGTTCGAGAGCCGGGTGCTGCGGCCCGGCGAATGGTTCACCCAGAAATCGCCGGCCACCGAGACCAAGGTATTTTCGGACGAACTGCTCGAGCGCGAACGGGCGGAGATGATCGCCGAGCTGGGGAGCGTGGAGGAGGGGGAGGCGCGGTTCGCCTCCGAGTACATGGTGGACTTCGACGCCGCGGCGCCCGGCGCCTACTACGCCAGCCTGCTGGGCGAGGCGGAACGGGCGGGGCGGATCGGACGCGCGCCCTACGATCCGGCGCTGAAGGTCGACACCGCCTGGGACCTGGGGATCGACGACTATACGGCGGTCTGGTTCTTCCAGCAGGCCGGGCGCGAGGTGCGGGCCATCGACTATTTCGAGACCTCGGGCGAGGGCCTGCAGTCGGTGGTTCGCCAGGCGCTGGCGGGGCGGCCGTACGTGTACGGAACACATCACCTGCCGCATGACGTGATGGTGCGTGAGCTGGGCGCGGCGGGGCGCTCGCGGTTCGAGACCCTGGGGTCGCTGGGGGTGTGGCCGATCTCGGTGGGGGCGGCGATGGACCCGGAGGAGCGGATCAACGCCGGGCGCCTGATGATCCCGATGACCTGGTTCGACGCCGAGAAATGCGCCGGCGGGCTGGAGCGGCTGCGCGGCTATCGCAAGCGCTGGGTGAAGGCCACGCGCAGCTATGGCGGGCCGCTGCACGACCACGCCAGCCACGGGGCCGATGCGTTCGGCGAGTTCGCGGCCAACCGCCACGGCGCGGCGGTGGTGAAGCGGCCGCAGGTGCGGCGGTCGACGGGCGCGCCGCTGGGGTGGATGGGGTAGGGGCCCCGGCCCGCGCCGGGCGCCCAAGCTTCAGCCTGCGGTTGATGGTGCGCAACCGAGAACGTTGTTATCCACCTGACCAGGTGATGCGGGTGGAGGTGGTGTTTGACCCTACGCAGGTGCAGCTTGATGGGCTTCGGCCCGACGCTGGATTGGCCGGTCGTGCGCGCCGTGGAGGCCGCCGACGCCGAGGCTGCGGTCAGCGCGGCCCAGGCGATGCTGGCGGAGGAACCGCACTGCGACCGGATCGAGATCTGGACCGGCGGGCGGCGCCAGCAGATCGTCCGCCGCAAGGCCTGAACCCGATGCGGGGCGGCTGAACCGGCCTCGGGCCAGGCGGCGGCGCTAGCTTAGCCAGCTTGACCCGACGCCGGGCGCGCCCCCAGATGGGCCTCACGTGGTTGAGGACGGGGCGTGTTCGACAGCCTGAGCAACATCGACCTGCCGCGGCGGATGGACGCCGTGGCGCCGCGGCCACTGACCCGGCTCGTCGTGGCCGGCGCCTTGCTGTCGGTGGTCGGGCTGGTGCGGCTGGCGGTCGACGCCGTGGCGCCGGGGGTGACCCCCTTTTCGCTGCTCTATCCGGCGGTGCTGCTCGCCACCCTGCTCGCGGGCTGGATGTCCGGCGCCACGGTGATGGGCGTGGGCGGCCTGCTGGTCTGGTGGGTGGTCCTGCAACCGCATCGGTCATTCGCGCTGGGGAGCCCGGCGGAAGCCGTGAGCCTGGCGCTCTATTTCGTCTCGGCAAGCGCGATCATCGGCTTTGCCGAGGCGTTCCGCGTCAACGCGCCCCGGCTGGTGAGCGGCCAGGCGGCGCTGAAGGAGAGCGAGGCCCGGCTCGAGCTGGCCGTCGCCGCCGCCCGGCTGGGGGTCTGGGAATGGCGTCGCGCCACCGGCCAGATGATCCTGTCCGCCGAAGCCAGGGCGATCTGCGGCTTCCCGGAGGCCGGTCCGGTGACCGCGGAGATGGTCGCGGCGATCACGCACCGTGGCGACCTGGCCAAGACCCGGGAACAGACGCGCCGCGCGCTCGATCCCGACAAGCGCGACGACGTCACCTATGAGTACCGGCTCATTACGCCGGCCGGGGAGCAGCGGCAGGTGGCGCTGAACGGACGCGCCGTGTTCGAGACCGAGAACGGCGTGACGCGCGCCACGCGCTACATCGGCACCTTGCAGGACATCACCGCGCGCCGCGCCGCCGAGGCTGAGCGCGGGGAGTCGTCGACGCGGCTGCGGCTGGCGGTCGAGGCCGGGCGGATGGCGGTCTGGCAGCTGGACGCGCGCGGCGTCGTCTCCAGCCCCGAGCTCAACCGCGTGCTCGGCGTCCCTGACGACGCCAGGATGACGCTGGAGGACCTCTACGGCCTCTACCTGCCCGGCGAACGCGAGCGTGTCAGCCAGATCGCCAAGGCGTCGCTGGCCCGCGGCGAGCGCTACATCGAGGCCGAATTCCGCATCCGCCGGCCGGACGGGGAGCTGCGCTGGCTGCTGATCCGGGCGGAGGTGCAGGGCAGCGACAAGGGCGGGACGCGCAGTCTGGTCGGGGTGATCATGGATGTGACCGAGCGCAAGGATTCCGAGGAGCGGCTGAAGCTGCTGGCGCGCGAGGTCGACCATCGGGCGAACAACCTGCTGGCCGTGGTGCAGGGGACTGTGCAGCTCTCGCAGGCGGCCACGGCGGAGGAGCTGAAGACCGTGCTGATCGGCCGGGTGGCGGCGCTGGGGCGGGCGCACCAGCTGCTCTCCGAGGCCCGCTGGGAAGGCGCGGACCTGCGCCGGCTGGTGGAGGAAGAACTGCTGGCCTTCAGCCTGGGCGAAGCCGCGCGGGTCTCGATCCGCGGCGCCGACGTGGCCCTGCCGCCGCCGGCGGCGCAGGCGCTGGCCATGGCGCTGCACGAACTGGCGACCAACGCGGCCAAGTACGGCGCGCTCTCGACGCCCGAGGGCCAGGTGGCGGTCTCCTGGACCCGCGAGCGGCGCGGCGACCTGACCATCCGCTGGGCGGAGACCGGAGGCCCGGCCGTGGCCAGGCCGACGCGCAAGGGCCTGGGCGCGGTGATGCTGGAGCGCGCCTTGGGCGGGCCGCTGCGGGGCGAGACGCGGATGGACTGGCGGGCCGAGGGCCTGGTCTGCGAGCTGGAACTGCCCGGCGAGGTGGTGGAGCCGGCAGCGGTGGGCTAGCAATTAGTTCTCTTTTTGTTCTTGACGCCGCCGCGCGTTTTTGCTAGAGTTCTGTCAGCGTTGATTGGTGCGCCCGCCGCCCTGCGGTGAGGCTCCGGTTCGCTCTTCCGATTGATCGTCGCGGCCTGATGTGAGGGCCGCCTTTCCACCCGCCGGGCTCGCTCGCGCGGGGGTTTTCACATGGGACAAGCCGATGGTGGTGAGACTGACGCCGGCGTCGCTGGACGACGGGATGCCGATGAATGCGTGGCAGCGGCGGCGCAACCTGGAGGCCGCCGGACTTACGGCGCTGGCGGATCCGGATTCCGGCTTCGCGCCGCCGCGGGTCAGCGACTCCATGGCCATGGCGGAGTGGCAGCGGGCGCGCGGGATGCAGGTGCTGGGCGGCGACGTGATCTCCGGCGGCGGCGGGGATGACGGCCTCGCCGGCGGGGTCGGGCGCGACAGGTTGGGCCTTCAAGCTCAGGCGAACGCCCGCCCGACCCTGCGGCCTGGCCAGGTCGGCTCGGCGCGCCAGGCGGAGGTCGATGGCGACATCGCCGCGGGCCGGGCGCTCGGCGGGCTGGCGGACGGGGCGAAGCAGGTGGTCGCGGCGCTGTTCGGCAGTCGGGCGGCGCCGCTCGCTCAACCCTCGAAACCGAACTCGATTGCTAGACCAGAACCTGCTTCAGTTGACCCCAAGCACGTGGCGGCAAAACGCTATGGCGCCGGCGCCATCCTGCGGATGATCTCCAAAGGCGAGGGCACAGATCGACCCGACGGGTATGACATCACATTTGGGTACGGGAGATATAATCCGCCGGGAACGCCCAGGCTGACGAGTATGACCCTCGACGAGGTCGCTCAGCTGCAGGACGAGATGCTTCGCCGTGGTAGCCCCAACACGCCGGTCGGCAAGTACGAGATGACGAAAGACACCCTGAACCAATTCCGAGGCGCGCTGAAGTTGTCGGGGTCAGAGAAGTTCACACCGGAGCTGCAGGATCGCCTGGCGCGGGAAATCCTTTTCGAACGGGGCTATGATGATTTTCTGCAGGGGAAAATCACCGCGCTGCAGTTCCAGGCGCGCCTGGCGAAGAGATGGGATGGTCTTTCGGACCTGGACGGGCACCCGTACAGCGATCGAAATAAGAGCATCAAGCGCCAGCCCAACGTCTCAAACCAGGACGTTCAGACGGGAATCAAAGCCGCCAACGATGAGTTCAACCAAATGTTCGATGATGGTCGTTTGCCGGAGGGTCCAGGCGGCTGGCGCTAACTCGGTCGGCCCCAAGATGAGCGCCTAGAGATATCAGCGGGTCGGCCCGCCCTTTCTCCCATAGCCAGCAGGTGGCTTGATCCAACAGGGTATGGCTCCGCCGTTGTCGCGACAGAGAGGTGTCGTGTCCGCCTCCGGCGGGTGAGCATATTGAAACCTGAACGCTCGACCGCTCGACCGCAAGATCTCGACGCCGTCGAGATAGTGCGCGGTCGCAGGACGATAGCCGCAGCACCTTAGCCGGCGGAAGTCGACATCGGGCGCCACGCCCTCCTCGCCTATGGTGGAGATGATCCAATACCTGCCGGTTGCCCGCTGCCGATAGAGAAATGCGCAGTGCTGCACACCCCCCGCCGTACACTGCAGGAGTTCAGGAAAGGCGCTGCAAGTTGCCCCGGTCCCACCGCAGGCTTCGCTCCCATAGTCCTGCGACAGAACCTTCACGGGGATAAATCCCTGTTTGATCAAGGCCCGCCGCGCCGTGCGGTAGGCGACCCCGCTTTGGGAACGCTCGCCCGCGATCCGAGGGCTGCCCGGCGGCGGGCGAAGGCCTGCTTCCCGCAGGAACTCCGGCACAGGGTAGAAGCCATACTCATTGGTTCTGGCGCGCTCGAACTCCCAGGGATCCGGAGCGGCGTGCGGGGCCTTCGATGCCGCATGCGCGCCAAGCGCGGTCGAAAGTGAGACAAGAATCGAGATGAATAACAGGCGCATGCGGCACCCTTTTGAAAGGGCCAGGCTAGCGCAAGCCATGACGTTCGGCGAGCAAAAAGTTCCTACTTTGTTCTTGACGCCACTGCGCGTTTTTGCTAGAGTTTTGTCAGCGTTGATTGGTGCGCCTGCCGCTGTGCGGTGAGGTTCCGGTTCGCTCTTCCGATTGATCGTCGCGGCCTGATGTGAGGGCCGCCTTTCCACCCGCCGGGCTCGCTCGCGCGGGCGGCCGACGCCGAGGCCGAGAACCGGCGCGACGCGCTGGACGACCTGAAGTTCATGGAACTGCCCGAGCAACTACGCAGCCAGCGCGGCGGGAGCGAGATCTCGACGGGTGGCCCTGGCTGACCGGTAACCGGCCGACACTCTTCATCCGCTCGGCGGTCAACGATGGGCGGCGGAAGGGCTGTCGATCATGGGCATCTGGCTCCGAACTCCGAGCACCTGCAACCCATTCCCTGGAGAATTCTCGTGAGACAGAGACGCGCGACCCTTACGGACGACCTGCCGATGGAAGACTGGCAGCGCACGCGCGCCCTCCAGCTTAGCCGGACTGCTCCGAGCAACGCGCAACGCCTCCGCGTCGCGGACGACCTTCCCATCGATGAATGGCAAACCCTTCGCAACCTGCAGGCACAAGGCAGTGACCTGATCGGCGGCGGAGATGGCGACGAGGTGATCGCTGGGAGCAACGGCGACGATCGCCTGTCCGATGGAAGCAGTTCCCAACTGCCATCAACGGCCTGGGGTGGTTCCCCAGCGATGCGGGAGGCGCAGGACGCAAGGGGCGCGACGCCCTTAGATCCGGAGGGGCTGCGCCATCTACCCGTCACGGGCCCGATAATCGACGCCTATGAGGCGGCCAAGCGAGGAGACATCTTGGCGGCTCTCGGTGACGGGGTCTCTGCTGTGGCCGACGTTGCTTTAATCGACACGGGTGTGGGAGTCGCTGGGGCCGTTTCCCGGCGGACGGCATGGAATACCGGAAAGATGACGGGAAATGCTGTGCGCGCGCAGATGAAACGTCGTGGTGTCACGCCGGCAGGTCACGATCTTCATCACACCTTCGAATTGAACGGCATTCCCCGCAAAGCCGAAAACTGGAGAAACCATCCTGCCTTCATGAAGGTCCTGCCGCACCCGGACCACATGAGGCTCCATGGACCCTATCTCGGCCTGCCGGAATACGACGATCTCCAGAAACTATGGGTCGGCACGCCACGGTGGATGAAGACGGTGGCTATAGGACTTGGCCCACGGCTCGTCCAAGGCGTCGAGAGTCTTTCGAAGGCGCTTCCAGCATCGCCCTTCCAGGGACCAACCCACCCAGCGCCTTACGGCGAGCGGCCCTTGCGCTAAGCGTAGTTCCTGGTATGTTCCAGGTCGTGAAGGTGGGGCCTGCGGTGAAATCGACAGACGTGGAATTCATCTACCCGGTCTTTGGCTTCACCACGGACGCCGACATGTGGAGCTTTCGGGACAAGAGCGAATTGACCACGTGCGGACGTGATACGCTTAAGGACCGGATGCAAGATGACATGCAGTTGGTCGACTCCGCAGGCCGGTCCTGGCGGGTCGTATCGGTCAAGCGGATTGGCGGGGTGGGTCTGTCTCTGGGCTTGTCATGCTTCATGGCCGGTGTGTCGCGCATCGAGCACGAACTCGAAGCCCAGCCTTCCGTATCGCTCGAGTGGTTCAAGTCGCGGGTGGCGGACGGCATCAGGGCCCATGCCGACGTCTACGTCTGGGAGGACGAGACCTTGGAGCAGAAGCTGGACCAGGTGTCGAACCTCCGGAGCTTCGCAGATCTCGAAACGGAGCTGGGGTGGCTGGATCACTTCCGGGCCTATTGATGTTCTCTCTTTGTTCTTGACTTCCGCGGGCAGTTATATACGTGACAAAGCAGTCTCGACATGCGAATCAATCGGGGACAGGCCGGCGCTACTTCTGACTTTGAGATTTCCCGCGAGAACGCCTTGGCGGTCTATCGCGTCATGCTGGCGAAAACGCTCAGCGACGACCGGGTTTTGGCCCGGCTGGTTTCGTCTTTCCGCGATGAGGTCGGACCTGAAGCGGCGCCTGCAGTTTCAAATCCTTTCCTAGTGCAACGAGTCCTGACTCAAACGCTGCTGTAGGCCCGCCAGTCATCAGGATTTTCATCAGATCGGCGAAGCGGCCGAAAAGCTTCTGGGTGTCCTTCACCTCAATCGCAAACGCCTGCAATTCGTCCGCCGTGAAGCCGTTGGTTGGAACGAAGCCCGCCGGGCCCCTCCCGCCACGCTTTTCGTGGTGGCGCTTAACGCCGTCAAAATCTAGCGGGCTAGGAATTAGCTTGGGCTCGTCACCGGGCCTGCCCATGAAGATATTGCCGTGGGCGGCGGTGTTTCGGATCCAAGTGTCTTTCTTGGCCATATCGGCGATCTTGTTGAACGCCTGCACCATGAACGTCGCGACCTTGAAGGGGTATTCGTGAGGCTTGGCCTTCAGGCCGTTCCCGAGCCGCAGCATGAGGATGCGGCGGGTGACGTCTATCTTCCGCTCTACGGTGCCGTGACCAAAAACGATGATCGAGGCCAGCTCCATATCCTGCGTCACTATCGGCGGGCCGTGGACGATTTCGGCGACGAGCATCACAAGCGACATATCAACCGCACTGGTGGCTGTTGTGGCATCCGACATGGCCGCTTTCAGGCGGACAACTTGTTCTTCGCGCCCGACCAACGCATCCTTGCTAATCATGACCGATAAGCCTTCCGAGCCGACCGACGAAAAGGAAGCGGAAGCCCGCTTCAACGAAACCCTAGGGCGCCTGGTGAACACGCCACACAAGCCACACAAGCCGCCACAGGCGAAGGACGATCAATCGCATGACGACACCTAGCGCAGCGCCCGTCGATTGGGCGGGTACACCAGTGGCGATGGCGCAGTTCATCGTGGCGCAGGGTGAGAAGTATCTGCAGGCGCAGATGCAAATGGCAGTGGCGTCCGACCAGCGGGCGATGACGATGGCGGGAGTGTTTTCGGCGATTGCCACCGCCACCATCGCCGGAGCCATCGCCTACTGGGACAAATCCGCCAGCGCACCAATTCTGGCGGGCGGCCTTTCGGGTGGTCTTTGCATGCTCCTTGGCGCGGCTATTTGCTTGTGGTCCGCAAGGCAGGTGGATTTCTACTATCCTGGAAACGAACCCGCCCACTGGTACGCGAGCCGCAAAGATAGCCTTCCCCAAAGCCTTGGGGGAGAGGCCGAAAACTACCAAGGCCACATCGTGGCAAACGCGATTGTCCTAGAGCGCTGTGGCAAGACCCTAGGCGCGGGCGCTGCGATCAGCGTCGCAGCACCCCTTGTGGCTGTCTTGGCTTGGTGGACCGCAACTAGCCTTTCTTGCCCGGCTTAGATGCCGTCGGCTTGTTCTTGGCTTGAGTGAGCGCGGAACCAGCAACCGACTTTGCAGCCGGGCTGGATTTCGGGTTGCTCAGTATCTTGCTCGCGGTCGATGCGACCTTCTTACTGGTCTGCTCGTTGACTGGTTTCTTCGCCATGTTTCCCCCATGCGCCCTAGTTGCGGACGGGAGAGTTACACCTTGGCCTTGCGGAGTCGAATCTACGGCGCCGCGCGTAGAGCGAGGACTGAGATGACAATGGAAACGATAGCGATTGGTATGGCGACCATCGCCGCAATCGCTGCCGCCCACGCCGCGTTTTTCGCGCTGCGCGCAATCTCCAAGCTTTCCCTATTGGAGCGCTCTATCCGGGCATCATCGAGGTCGGCCAGCCAAAATTCGGCAACGGCCACCTTCTGAGCGTTCCAGATGCCGTTAGCGATGTTTCGCTTCACGTCGTCTGGGTTCATGGAATCAAGATGTTGGCGGAAGTTCTGATCGTTTAGCACGGCGTCGCTTCCCCTGGATTTTCCTCGCCTTCTGCTTACGCGTGCGGGCCTTCGTTAGTCCGCCGATAGGTCAGGCGTTTTCCGGCCACGTTGCGGAGCAATTCGTTGGTGCGCTCGGTGTCTTCGATCCCGAGGCCCGAGCGATGATTGTAACGGAAATCGAACTCCGCGAGATAGCGGGACAGGTGGGCTTCCGAGACGTGGATGAAGGTCCCGTTGATGCCGCGCTTGAGGATCGAGAAGAAGTTCTCGACCGTGTTGGAATGGGCCGGGCCGCGCACGTATTCACCGGCCTCGTGGTTGACTGATTGGTGCGAGGCGAACTCGCGGCCCAGGTAGCGATAGAAGCGGGCGCCATCGGTCATCAGGTGCGACGCGCGATCAACGTTCATGGTGACGAGCGGGCGCAGGGTCTTCGCGGTGACGTTGGCGACATGGAACGAGCGGGCCGAGCCGTCGCGCTCAACGAGGGTCAGGACTTTCTGCTTCATGTCGAGTTCGACGTCGCGGCTCTTGCGCTTGCGGGCGTGCTTGTTGTGGGCCTTGCCGCCGACATAGGTTTCATCGGCCTCGACGGTCTTGCCTTCGCCGCCCATGGGGGCCGTGGAGGTCGGGTTCATCGCTTCACGAATGCGGTGCGCCATGAACCACGCGGTCTTATAGGTGACGCCAAGCGTGCGGTGCAGCTGGTGGGCCGAATAGCCCATCTTCGACGAGGACATGAGGTAGGTCGCCAGCAGCCACTTGTTGAGCGGAACCTTGGAGCGCTCGAACACGGTCCCAACGGTGACGGTGAACTGATCGCGGCAGGCGTTGCACTGGTAGCAGCCCGCGCGAGCAGCCTTGCCGCCGACCATCGTCGCTTCGTTGACCACGCCGCAATGCGGGCAGATCGGACCCTGCGGCCAGCGGGTCGCTTCGAGGTGGGCGCGGGCCTTGTCGGCGTCTTGGAAGATCGGATCGGTCAGGTTCACGGCGGTAGCTCCTCAGTGAGGACAAGCTACACCGTCAATTCTGCTTTGTCACGTATATAACTGCCCTTCCGCGCGCGCTTTTGCTAGAGTTTTGTCAGCGTTGATTGGTGCGCCCGCCGCCCTGCGGTGAGGCTCCGCTACGCTCCTTCCGATCGATCGTCGCGGCTCCATTCGAGCCGCCTTTCCACCCGCCGGGCTCGCTCGCGCGGGCGTTTTCATGTGAGGCTGCGCCTTGTCCGACGACGACATCCTGAAAGAGGCCCGCGAGGCGTTCGAGCGGGCGGCGGACGCCGAGGCCGAGAACCGGCGCGACGCGCTGGACGACTTGAAGTTCGCCAGGCTCGGCGAGCAGTGGCCGGAGGCGATCCGGCGCGAGCGGGACCTCGATGGGAGACCGTGCCTCACGATCAACCGGCTGCCGGCCTTCATCCGCCAGGTGGTCAATGACGCGCGGCAGAACAAGCCGGCGATCGTGGTGCATCCGGTGGACGATGCGGCCGACCCTGAGACCGCCGAGGTGTTCAACGGGCTGATCCGGCACATCGAGCAGTCGTCGGACGCCGAGGTGGCCTATGACACGGCGCTCGACTTCGCGGTGACCGGCGGGTTCGGCTATTTCCGGATCAACACCCGCTATGCGTCGGACGACGGGTTCGACCAGGACCTGGTGGTGGAGCGGGTGGCCAACCCGTTCTCGATCTATGGCGACCCGGACGGGACGGCGGCGGACTCCTCGGACTGGAACTCGGCCTTCGTGGTCGACACCCTGCCGAAGGCGGCCTTCGAGGCGCGCTGGAAGGGGGCCGATCCGGTGGACTGGTCGGCGGACAGCTACGCCTCGCTGACCGGCCCCTGGCTCGACGGCGACCGGGTAATGGTGGCCGAGCAGTGGATCCGCGAGGCGGTGAAGCGGACCATCGTGGCGCTGTCGGACGGCCAGGTGGTGGAGCTGGCGGTCTACGAGAAGCAGAAGGCGATGTTCGATGCGCTGGGGGTGAAGGTCGTCGGCCGGCCGCGGAGCGTGGCCAGCCACAAGGTCACGCAGCGTATCCTGACCGGCGCCGAGGTGCTGGAGACGGTCGAGTGGGCCGGGAAGTTCATCCCGATCGTGCCGGTCTATGGCGAGGAGCTGCACGTGGACGGGCGGCGGCGGCTGCGCAGCCTGGTGCGCGACGCCAAGGACCCGCAGCGGATGTTCAACTACTGGCGCACCACGTCCACCGAGCTGGTGGCGCTGGCGCCCAAGACGCCGTTTATCGGGCGCAAGGGGGCGTTCGAGACGGACTCGGCCAAGTGGGCCACGGCCAACACCCAGACCCACGCCTATATCGAATATGACGGCCCCGAGCCGCCCATGCGGCAGCCGTTCGCCGGCGCGCCGGCCGGCGCGCTGCAGGAGGCGATGAACGCGTCGGACGACATGAAGGCGATCATGGGCCTCTATGACGCGAGCCTCGGCGCACGGTCGAACGAGATCTCGGGGCGCGCGATCATGGCGCGCCAGCGGCAGGGCGACACCTCGACCTTCCACTACATCGACAACCTGAACCGCGCGATGCGGCATGCGGGCCGGATCCTGCTGGACCTGATCCCCAAGGTCTATGCGACGCCCCGGGTGGTGCGGATCCTGGGGCCTGACGGGGAGGCCAAGGCCGTGCCGGTGAACCAGCCGGCCGGGCCGGGGCAGGGCGCCCCTGCCGCGCCGGGCGATCCGACCGGGCAGGTGCGCAAGATCGAGAAGATCTTCGACCTGACGGTGGGCAAGTACGACCTGATCGTGCGCGCCGGGCCCAGCTTCACCAGCCGCCGGGAAGAGGCGGCCAACCAGATGATCGAGCTGATCCGGGCCTATCCGGCCGCGGCGCCGGCGATCGGAGACCTGCTGGCCAAGAACCTGGACTGGCCGGGCGCCGACGAGGTGGCGAGCCGGTTGCAGGCGCTGCTGCCGCCGAAGCTGGCCGGAGGGGCTTCGCCCGAGGCCCAGGCGGCGCAGGCGCAGATGGCCAAGCTGGCCCAGGCGCTGAACGCGGCCAAGGCGCAGATCGCGGCCCTGCAGGCCGACCGCAGCCACGAGGCCCGCAAGCTTGAGATCGACGCCTTCGAGGCCGAGACCAATCGGCTGAAGGCGATGCAGAGGTGATCAGTGCAGCGGGTGCGAGGCCTTGATGAGGAAAATCAAACCCACAATCAGGAGTGCAAAAATCCAGAGGCCGCCGGAAATCACCGCGAAAAGGCTGAATCGGAGGTCCGCGCCCGGCGCCCTGCTGACGGTTCCCAAAGCCCTGGCGGGCGAGGCGGGAGCCGAGTGGCTTTACGACCATCATGACGAGATAGCCGGCCAAGTCGCCGAGACGGGCCGGTGGATCAGGGACCGCACCGCCCACGTGGCCGCCAAGGCCGCCCATGGCTTCGACCGGGGCATGCCGCCCTACAGCACCCCCCTGCGCTGAGCGCGAAAGGACATCATGGAAAACGAAGACGCCAACATCGTGGGCGAGGACGACCTCGCGCGTGCGCAATTGCTGGCCGGCGAGGACGCGGGCGAACCTGAGGATCAGGACGCCGCGGACGATGCCTTCGAGGTGGAACTCGACGGGCAGGTGCACACCCTGCCGGCCGCGCTGAAGGGCGCGTTCCTGCGGCAGGCGGACTACACCCGCAAGACCCAGGAGCTGGCCGCGCATCGGCGTGCGGCCGAGGCCGAGCGGCGGGCGCTGGCCGAGCAGGCCCAGGCCATCGGCCGGGTGAGTCAGGACCGGGTGACGCTGGCCGCGCTCGACCACCAGATCGACGGCTTCCGGGACGTCGACTGGCAGGCTTACGCCGCGCAGGACCCGCACGCGGCGCAGGCGCTATGGGGCCGGTTCCAGCATCTGTCCCAGGCGCGCGAACGTCTGGCCTATGCGGTCAGCCACCATGAGTCGCGGCGGGACCTCCAGGCCGCCCGCGAAGCCGCCGAACAGATGGCCGAGACCGGCCGGACGCTGCAACGCGAGATCGAGGGCTGGTCGCCGGAGGTTGCGAACAAGCTGGTGGAATACGCCCAGGCCTTCGGCGTCACGCTGGAGGAACTGTCGCAGATGGCCGATCCCAGGCTCTGGAAGCTGCTGCACAAAGGCTACCAGGCCGACCAAGCGAACCGGCAGGACGGGCAGGCCCGGTCGCTCGCCCAGGCCCAGAGCGTCCGTCCCGCGGTACAGGTGGGCGCCGCCGGAGCTGGCGGCGGCGGGGTTCGCGACGAACTGGCCACCAAGGATTGGATGGCGCGGCGCAACGCCCAGATGGCGAAGGGACGATGATGGCTGGTGCGAGCATGGCTCACGCCTCCACTTCATTTGTGGAGCGCCAGAACCTGATGATGCGGATGCACATGCGCCGGTTCACGCGCCTCACGAATGACTTCTCCAAGAAGCTGGAGAACCACGCCATCGCCCTGCGCTTCGCCTACTACAACTTCGTCCGCATCCACCAGACCCTGCGGATGACCCCAGCGATGGCGGGGGGCGTCGCCGACAGGCTCTGGGAAATGGCCGATCTGGTCGCGATCGTAGAAGCGGCAGACAAGCCTGCGGCACGGGGGCCGTACAAGAAGCGGGTAAAAGCAGCCTGACATAGGTCAATGCGTCGCGGCGCTGGACACCTTAGGGAGGGGTCACCATATTGGACACGAAGGCTTAAGCGCGGTGTGGCCAGAATGTTGCAGTAGACCGGTAGGCAACCCTTGGTTAGGTTGACGTGTTGGTCGTTCTGATATCATTGACGCCGCCTTGTTTCGGCCCGACGATCCCTCAATCCGCGTCGGGCACCAGGAGATTCACATGAACGACGAACCTCGAAAGCCGCGCGTTGTACGCTCGGTCCCCGGGGCTCCGTTGGCGCCGGAACCCCACCCCGCCACCTATTGGGACGAAGTCCCGCAAGAGATGCACGACTTCATCGCCGAGAAGAACCCGCAGGACGAGCTTGCCTGTGGCCGCGTCATCGAAGCGATCACCTGGTAGGCATTGACCGCTTACCCTCCCCACACCCGGCCTAAGCCGTTTGATGTGGTGTGGTCGAAGTTCCCATACGATCAGAAGCCAGGGCTGCCTGCGGTGGAAACCGCATCCAGCCCTGGTCTTCGCCGCTTCGGAATATAAGCCGGGCCTTTGGGCTATCCAGGTCGCCTACGGAACCTCCAACCTGAAGACGGAAGCGCGCCCAAATGATTTTCGGGTGACGAACTTTCGCGCCATGCAGTACGCGGGCCTCAATCAGGCGACCCGGTTCGATATGGATCTGATCAAGTGGCTGATGTGGGACGACGACTGGTTCGCCTCCCCGAACGATAAGGTCTACGAGACGCCGATCATTGGCTCGCTCCTTGAGGATCAGCAGAACCGGCTTCGCAGACTCTTGAAGCGGCGCGAGGCCAAGGGCCTGCCAACTCCCTTCAAGGTCGTCGCAGGCGAATAGCCACGCGGTCAGATTTCAAACTGACCCACTACCCTTAACCCGGCCAAACTGGGCCGTGACAAGAGTCCAAGTCCCGACCGCTCTGTTCTAGTAGAGCCCGGCTTCCACGCCACGCCTTCCGCCCATTCCGGCCGCGCGGCCTGACCGCAAACGGCCAAGAGCCCGGGCGCGAGGCGTCTCCAAATCCGCCGCCGGCCGATATGGCCGCCGCCGAGCAAGCGCGCTTGCGCGCCTCGGAGGCTTTCGCGCGGCTTCAAACCCAACCCAATCTGAAAGGACCGACAGATGGCCAACGCCTTCCTGACGCCGACCGCGGTGACGCGCGAGGCGCTGCGCGTGCTGCACCAGAAGCTCAACTTCGTGGGCTCGATCACGCGCGAATACGACGACAGCTTCGCCCGCCAGGGCGCCAAGATCGGCGACACCCTGAAGGTGCGCCTGCCCAACCAGTATGTGGTCCGAAGCGGCCCGACGCTGAACCTGGGCGTCACCGACACCACCGAAGCCGCCGTGGACCTGAAGGTGCAGACGCAGAAGGGCGTCGACCTGAATTTCACCTCGGTCGACCTGACCATGAACCTGGACGACTTCTCCGACCGGGTGCTGGAACCCGCCATGAGCGTACTGGCCGCCAACATCGAGGCGGACGCCATGAGCATGTACAAGGACGTCTACAACCAAGTGCTGGGCGCGGGCGCGGCGACCTTCACCCGGGTGCTGCAGGGCCGCAAGATCCTGGTCGACAACCTGGCGCCGCTGAGCGGGCGGACCTGCAACCTGAACACCCAGGACAACGTGGACCTGGTGGATGCGCTGAAGGGCCTGTTCAACGACCAGACGTCGATCGCCAAGCAGAACCGCGAGGGATTCATGGGCCGGACCGCCGGGTTCGACTTCATGGAGAACACCCTGTGGCCGTCGCACGCCCGCGGCGCGGCGACCGGCGCCTACACCACCAGCACCCTGGTCGGCGTGTTGCCGATCTCGGCGACCCCGGTGGCGGCCATCACGGTGGCGACGGGGACGGGCGCGGCGGTCAAGGGCGATATCTTTACGATCGCCGGCGTTTTCCGGGTGCATCCGGAAACCAAGCAATCGACGGGGATTCTGCAGCAGTTCGCGGTGGCGGTGGACTATGCCGGCGGCGCGGGCTCGGTGCAGATCACGCCCTCGATCGTGCTGGCCGGAGCCTATCAGAACGTGGTCATCCCGAGCCCCAACGCCACGGCGGGCCTGGTCTTCGCCGGCAGTATCTCCACCGCGCACGGGATTTCGATGGCCTATCAGAAGGGGGCGTTCGCGTTTGCCTCCGCGGACATGGTGATGCCGCGCGGCGTCGACTTCGCCGCGCGCGAGGTCTTCGACGGGGTGTCGATGCGGATCGTGCGCCAGTACGACATCAACAACGACAAGTTCCCCTGCCGGCTGGACGTGCTCTACGGCTACAAGACCATCCGGCCGCAGCTCGCCTGCCGGTTGGCCAACAACTAGCCGGAGTTCCGGCTAGGGCTGGGCTGCCGGCGTTCCCGCGGGCGCGCCGGCAGTCTTCGGCCCTGTCGACGACGGCTCGGCCGGAGGGGCCAACGGTCCAACCTTTATGTATCGGGTTGTGGCGTCGTAGGTGAAGCTCAGGTGGCTGGCCGCGGCCATGGTCAACAGATCGGTGGCGTATTTGGATGCGCTGGCCACTTCGCCGTAGGCGCCATTGAGCCCCGCAACCGCGTCGTCGAGCTTGCCGACCGCGGCGGAGGCCGTCTTGGCGTCGGGATCCTTCGGCTCCTTCTTCGTGCCGGCCTCGCGAACAACGGTGGGCTCCAGACGGCCGTAGACCGCCGGCGCCAAGGCGATGTAGGCCGCGGTGGCCTTGGGCACGCCAGGAATACTGATCGGCGACAGATCAAGATCGAGGTTGGCAAAGGCCGCCTGGGTCTTGAGGCCGTCAATGGCCTTCTTGCCGTTGTCGCCGGTGAGCAGCGTGCTGGCCGCGTCGAAGGGCGCGGCCGCCAGACCGGTCAGGGTTTCGAACGGCGTGTAGCGAAGGTCCTGGTCTCGCAAGACCACGTTGGCGTCGAGGGCAAGGATGTCGGTCGCATACTTCGCGCTCAGAGCGGCATCCTGGATGCTCGGCGCCTCCACGAGAATCTTCAGGGCGGAAAAGTTGGACTCAAAGTCCCGACAGGCCGCCAGCACCCGACGGGCTTCCGGCAGGATCGCAACTTTGTCGCCCCGGTTCGGTGTCCAGGATTCCATGGCCGGAATTTCCCGTCGAAGATCGATGCAAGTCGCCTTGGCCGCCTTCAGCGCGTCGTCTCGCGCTGACCCGGCCGGGGGCTTCACGATCGCCGCCAAGTTGTTGCGGTTGTCGCGGATCACCTTGTAACGGCCGGCGATCTCGTAGACCCCCAGTGAGCCGCCGAAGAAGAGATCGCGGGTTGGTTCGTAGGCGTTGAACTGGGCGACCAGCACGAACGCCAGCGCGCCGTAGCCCCAATAGGCCTGCGTCGTGGCGCCTGCGCCGCCGCTGAGCAGATAGCCGGCGGCGCCCAGGGCGACACCCTTGGAGGCGGTGTCCATCCACCACTGCTGGCGACCTGAGCGCGAGTGATAGAGGCGCGCAATCTCGGCCGCGCGCCGGTTGACCTCCCAGTATGCAACCGACTCCGGATTGTCGGTTGGGTCCATCGCGCCGCTGGCGAGACTTTGCCTCAAGGCCTCGATCTGACATCCCCGCGCACCGAGGCGGCCCTCGTTGAAGTCCGCCTTGGATTGGCTCCTCTGAACGCCCTTGGGCGGCCGGAACTTGGTCGACCAGGTCGGCTTGGGCGCTTCCGGCAAGCAAGACGGCGTCGTCGCCTCGGCCGCAGCCGCGGGTTGCGCCAGACACAAGGCGATGACGGCGCCAGCGACAACGCCGGCCACTTTGATGTGCATTGAGATTTCCCCGTTCCCCGAACGAAGACATGCACAACCAGAGAATGTCTTCAAGATAAAACGCAACCAGCGTGAAGGAAATTGCATGGCGATCACGACCTATGCCGAGATGCAGGCGGCGGCGGCCAACTGGCTGGTGCGCGCGGACCTGACCGCGCGGATACCCGAGTTCATCACCCTGGCCGAGGCCCGGCTGAACCGCGTGTTGCGGGCCAGGCTGGCCGAGGTGGAGACCGCGCTGACCGGCGTGGTCGGTGCGCGGACGCTGCCGCTGCCGGCGGGGTTCGCCGAGCCATTGGCGCTGTGGATCACCCGGGCGGCGGGGCGCGAGGCGCTGGCCTTCATCGAGCCCAGGCTGGTGGGGGCGTCGAGCCTGCGCGGAGAGCCGGCGGCGTGGACCGTGGACGGGGCGACGCTGGCCTTCGACCGGCCGTGCGACCAGGCCTATGGCCTCACGCTGCGGATGCTGGCGAAGTTCGCGCTCTCGGACGCGGCGCCGACCAACGCGCTGCTGAGCGACTATCCCGACGCCTACCTGTTCGCGACGCTCAGCGAGGCCGCGCCGTTCCTGCGCGATGCGGAGCTGTCGGCCGCCTACGAAGCGCGGCTGGGCCGCGCGATCGAAGAGATCAATTCCAAGGATGCGCGGTCGCGGGCGGCGCGCACGCTGACCACCGAACTGACCTCGCCCTTCGTAGGCGCGGGGGCGGGGCTCTGATGCTGCTGCCGATCGGGCCGGGAATACCGGAGCCCCTGCGGGCGGTGCTGAAGTCGTTGTCCGACGCGGTGCTCGACCTGCAGCAGCCGGCGGAGCCCAAACCGGTGTTCGCGGTGGCGCAGGCCGGATTGCCCCCGGCGACGACCTATCCGAGCTGCATCGTCCTCGTCACCGACCTGAACATCCTCGCCCACTCCGACGGGGTCCACTGGATCCGCCAAGACACGGGAGCCGTGATCGTCTGATGCCTTCATCCTGGTCCTCATCCCTGCGCTTCGAGCTGCAGTTCACCGGCGAGAACATAAATCTGTGGGGGGACAAGCTGAACGCCGTCCTGGCCCATGCCGACTATGCGGTGGCCGGCTGGCTGACCAAGCCGCTGAGCGGGAACACCGCGCTCACCACCGCCAACGCCGCCGACGACGAGGCGCGCGCGGCGATGGTGAAGCTCACCGGAGCGGGGCCGTTCACTCTGACCATTCCATCCGTGAGCAAGGCCTATCTGGTGTGGAACGCCTGCTCCGGCGCGGTGACGCTGACCACGGGCGCGGGCGCCACGGTGGTCGTCGACCCGGGCGACATCGTGCAGGTCTTCTGCGACGGGTCGAACGTGAAGACGCCGGGCTACGGCGGATCCTCGATCAAGGACTACGTGGCCGCGACCGCCTGGTCCTACAACGCCGGCAACCTGCCCGCCCAGGCCGGCAACGCCGGCAAGTTCGTCAAGACCGACGGCACGAACGCGGGCTGGGCGTCGCTCTCGAGCGCCGACCTCACCGATTCCAACACCCTTCTCGGCCGGGCCATCGCGCTCGCCGTGGCCCTTTAGGAGGTACTCATGGCCGTAACCGCCAACTCGATCATCACGCCGCAGACGCCGTTGGCCCGCCAAGCCGTGGCGACCACGGCAGATGTCGCCTTTAACGCGCCCGTGACGACAGTCACGTTGTTGGATCGCGCGGACAACCTGAACGGCGCTCGGATCGCTCGGCTGTATGCGATGCCGCGTGCCGCTATTGCCGCGGCCTTGAATTGCCTTGTCTATGCCTACGATGGCACCACCAAAACGCTGATTGATTCGGCGCTGATGGCCGTCGTCGCGCCCAGCGCTACGGTCGCGAATCCCAAGACAGACTTTGGCTATACCGATGTCTCTCCCTTCTATCTCCGGGCCGGCTTCGGGTTAGAAATCGCCATCGGAACCACCATCGCGAACGGCGTGGTGTTCAAGGCCGAAGGCGGTCTCTACTGATGCTCGGCGTCAAGGGTCTTGTTGCTCAGACCATGGACGGGCGGAAGTCCAACCCAGACCCCGGCCAACCGCCCCATATATTCCCGGCGGGATCTTGGATATTCACGCCGCCCCGGGCTGGCCAGTGGAAGTTCGTGGCTTGGGGTCCGGGCGGCCACGGGGGCAACGGTGCTTCAGGTGCCTACTTTGAGAAAACAGTCAGCCTCTCGATTGTCAGCACCGTTCAGATTGTCGTTGGTACTCCCACGCTCAGCGATACTACGGTCACGTTCCCTAACGGCATCGTCGCGACTGCGGGAAGGGCAGCCGGTTCGGCGGTGGGCGTGGCGACTGGAGGGGACGTGAACCTCGCAGGCTCGACCAGCGCGAGCGTCGGCCTGGGTACAGGCGGCGGCCGCGCGGGAACGGGCGGTGCTGGTGCTGGCTCCGGAGCACCAGCCAATCTGCCCTACCGGGGCGGTCCTGGTGCGGATATCGCGGCCTTTTCGCAGGCGAACAACTCACCGGGGGGCGGTGGAACAAACGACGGCATCGTGCCGACACCCGGTGGAGCTGGCCTTGTGTTGGCCGTCTTCGTCAGAGACTAGATTCGACCTCGTGGAATACGCTTTCCCAATCCCCTGGTGCCGGCTGGCGGAAGAGACGAGCGGTAGGGTACCATGGGCTGTCGGCTCTTCCGCTTAGCCACCGCCAATCCGTTTCGTGGGCGGGCAATAGTATCCAGACCGGCTTGTGCATGGCGCCCGCAAGATGGGCGACCGCGCTGTCTACAGTGACGACTAGATCGAGGCTCGCGATGAGGCGGGCGGTGTCCAGGAGGTTCCTGGAGCCCGTCACCTCGGGTTCCAGGCTTCGGCCTAGACGTAGCAGCCGCTCGGCGTAATCGAGAGGGAGCGAGCGATGGGCATCGTTGGAGTGCTTGGGGTTACCCTTCGTGATGATCCCCACTCCGCCGACGCGGGGGGCCTCAATGTGGACATAGCGGCGCGTCGGGATTGTATCCAGCGTGATACCGAGTCGGTGGGGCAACGACCCCACGGCGACACGATAATCCCCTTGCACAGTGAAGCGCGAACCTTCGCCGACGCCCACCGAGCCAGGGAATAACGGTGCCACCGGAGGACTGACGAGATATCCGAGTGCGGCACCCATCGCCGTGAGGTCTCGGATGAACCGGGCGAACATAATCTGATCGCCTAGCCCCTGCTCGCCGAACACCACAAGCCGCTTCCCGATCAGGTCCTCGCCCTGCCAGATCGGCAAAGCGATGGGCAGTGGCGGGCTGTGCAGCTCGGGTATTTCAAGTCGCGCCTCGTAGAGCGGCCACCCCTCGGCGTACCGGCCCTCGGAAAGCAACTTTAGGCCCTCGGCGAGACGCTCCCTTGCCCGCGGCTTCGCCTCAATAAGCATTCATCCAACCCAATCTGAGAGTGGCCTAAGCCGGTGCCGCTCCGACGAACAGCGATTGCATTCCAAATCCTACCTTCTCTGACCAGAATATCACCTCGCGCGCGGTGAACTTACCCCGGGGCCTAAAGCTCGCCATCTCGCCTGAAACGCAGCTAGGTCCGTGAGATAGCGTCCTGTCTCCGCATCGACCATCGGATCGAAGACGAAGGTCGCTTCGCCGACCGCCAGGCCGGTCATGTCGCCGAGTTTGGCGAGGAATTCGGCTGTCGCGAGCGCAGCGTCGGCAGAGCTTCAAGCCGCGGGAAATTCGCGGAAGCTGGGGTCGATGCTGCGGCGCCAGTGGGGGTCGACGTTGGCGGCGTCTGCGAAGCGGGGCCACTGGGCGACGGCGGCCTGAACTTCGTCGAGGATCGC